CCGTCTAGAAAGTCCTTCAACTTGGACTTAAGCATTCTGTGATACTAACAGGGATTACATTGCAGCCTAAGTTCCATTTTGAACGCACGTAGGCTTCTGAAAAAATGGAAGCACTTTAGTATAAGGAGACCTAGATACAGAATGAAGTTTTGTATGAAGTGTGACAACATGATGTATAGCATCGAAGAGCGAGAAGGGTCAGCCTTTCTAAAATGCAGGCAGTGTGAATACGAGGAACCTATTACCAAAGAAAATCCAGTGGTCTACGATCACGACTTAATGCAAGATACGTCTATTCAATACTCTATTAACCCGTATCTTAAGCACGACCCGACGCTTCCTCGATTTACAACGATGAAGTGTCCAAATCCAGTGTGCACAACTAAAGGTAAAGAATCAAACATTGTCGGCATCAAGTTAGATGTCAAAAATGTGATTTGGATGTATCAGTGTGCTGTATGTGATGCTACTTGGAAACAGGCTGCACGGGGTCCGTAGACCCCTTGTGGGACGTGGTCCTTAAATTATACAGGTGATCGAACAGCTCTATATCCTCCAGTTGCCTTAGTATCTACACGTGCTAATTGAGGTGTTGGAGCGTATACACCAGAACCCTTAGGAGCTGTTGTAGGAAGACCACCTAATTGTTGTGTCTTAGCTGAACTCAAAGTTCCAGATTGTGTGAGTGTAACTAAACTTTTTGGGTTATTAACATATCCAACTCCATCGTATGGACGAACACGAGCATTGTTTAGAACTGTAGATGAACTAGAATTAACTACATAGGCTGCCTGACTTGCGAGCAACTGAGCATTCAAGATAGATTGACTTGCAAAGGGTTGATCACGAGTTTGAATTGGAACTGGAACAGCTCCGTTACGATAGGACTGAGAGGCAGCCTGTGCCTTGATAAACGTTGTATAATCCGAAGCAGACAATGTCGGCATTTGTGATTAGAGACGGAAAATACGTCCGCCAACAAAGTTAGGAGATGTCCATGTAGGTGTCGCAAGAACACTTCCTGTTCCACGAAACTCAGCTTTCGTAAGTGTTCCAATATCGTATTTAACGGGAGCTACGAAGGTTCTAGACTGTTTTACTGGATCAGGTGTAAAAGTTGCTGCAACTCGAGTAAGTCTTGTAACATCAGAAGGTTGTGCTGGAAGAACTGGCATTTGTGTAAAACGGACAAAAGAACTCCAACTCAAGAGTAAGGTATAAATGAGTGCAATTGATTTACATCCTGAAGTGCGACCTGTGTTCCGTGCGGAAGTGGCAGAAATGGTGAAACAACCCCGCATTACTCAACCCTACTTCACAAAGTATGAATATACAGCTTTGATTGCAACTCGTGCACAACAACTAGCCGAAGGAGCTAAACCATTGATTGACTTAAAAGGACTCAAGACATCGGACCCTATGTTTGTATGGACCGTTGCCAAGAAAGAAGTTGCTGAGAGAAAGTTGCCGTATATCATTCGACGACAGCTTCCTAATAATACATCTGAGTTTTGGAGTGTTCAAGAGATGGAAATCATGTGGTAATTACTTTAGGGCAACTGCAACTACGAGTGCTAAGAGCATATAGATGAATCCTTCATTCCAGCCATGTTGAGCAGTGAAGAATGTTCCTCCAAACATATCCGCAAATCCACCTCCGATAGTATGAAGTAATGCAATGATTACAATAATGATTAATAACCACTTTTTAAATGTGCTCATTACTTATTCACCTGAAAGTTTCGCAAGATCTTCAGCTGAAGGAGGAAACAACAAAAGAGGTGGAACTTCTTCAGGAGGGTTCAACATAAATGGGGGATCATGAGAGCTCATCTTCATCGCCATGGATAAATCAATGGATTCAGAAGGAGTAAATCGTGCATTCACTTTTGCAATATCTGAATTTATCTTTTGACGCAATGGATTTGGTGGCGTCATCAAATATGCAAATGCTGCAACAATCGCAATGACTAATGCGAGGAGGATGTATTGTTTAGACTTCTTCATTGTTCTTCGGGTAGACAAGAAAAACGGAACTCCTTGGCTGAAGATAAGAGAAGGCACAATGGACTTTCCAATTCCTATTCGATGCTATACGTGTAATCTTCCTATCGCTGGCAAATGGCTTACCTTCTTAGATTTAGTTGTAAAATATCGCAAACAAGATGGACGACCTGAAAAAGATGAATTAGTGTATCTTACCAAGACTACTACCGTTACCGCGGAGGGGAGGGCGATGAACGAGCTTAATCTTACCAGGGAATGTTGTAGAAGGCACTTCTTTACCCATCCGGGCGTATAAGCATTTATCGCAGTAGTATTCGTTCTTTGAAAATTCAGAACAGGTGTCCTCAGGACACAACCAAAGCTTAGGAATCCGAATCCTAAGTTTGACCTTCTCCATTCTTTTTTACCTACTAAATAAGAGTAAATGTCGTCTTACAGTGAATACCTTGGACGCATGAAACAACGAATGGTTACGATTACCGATACACGTCCTCATCGTGATGCAGGACATCAAACGGAAATCATTAAACGATTAGCGGCATCAGGTAACTTGGAGACTCGTGTTGCTTCAACTGCATGTGCACTTGTATTGAATGCTCCTTCTACAGCTAGTTCATCAGGATACCTTCACGGAGGTGGACATAAAGTTCAAGATGCTCCTATGTATGCTGAATATATTGCAGGTCAATCTGTAGCTCAAGGTGATCGTGCTAATACAAAGGCATCTCAAATCACAAATACAGCTCCATGCTTGTCTTCTTCTCAACTTCCAGAAATCAACGATAGACTTGCAGCAGACTCTGAACTTTCACTCATTCAAGCAGCTCGACAGAACTATGGTAAAGGTTACGCAACTAACTGCTGTCCTACTTGCAAAAAGGTATTGCTTGCAGATTCATGTAACTGTCGTCTTACTACAGATCAACAAGCAGCCCTAAAGAGTGTAATTAACTGGCCTCATACGGCAGATCGTAACGCTTAAACAACTACTTAAGAAAGTAAGTATGTTGACCGTTTATACTTATCTAATTGACAAACCTGCAGATTGCTACGATGTCTCTAAACTTTCATTAGAAGATGGATTTTTAGAAACAGTCCGTTCTATCATTGAACATCAAAAGGGTGGAACTATTTGGTTTGGATATCTTGAAGGTTGGATGTTGACTCCTCATGAAGAAGTCATTCTACGAAAAGCGATTCGCAATTTTCATTGTATTGTAGTTTCTCATTTTCCATTGTCATTCTCTCAGGCGTGGAAAAATGAAATCGATTGGGTCTACACGGACAGGAAGCACAATGGATCCACCAACACTGACAACAATGGTCGTTTTATACACGATGGGAGTAAGACTTGATACTGATATTCTTGCCAACACACTTCCACTCACAGAGTCTATCATTAAGATTGAAAAGCAAGGAGTCGTCAAACGTGGTTCTTCAAAGAGAGACCTTATCAAACGAAGAGCTAAAACTACTCCACCCAAAAGAACCACTGGATTCGGACATAATTCAATTACATTAGTAGTTTTATCCGATGGAGATGGAACACTTCTTCGCAAGGAGATTACAGTCAAAATCTTTCAGAATGGAGTCTTTCATATTACCGGAGTTCTTGATGAACGTTATGACAGACAAGTAACCACAATGCTCAGAAATCATATTGAAACTCAATGTCCTCAATCTATTCTATCTGGAGAATGGACCAATGTTCGTCGTGTGGTTCTTATGAACTACAAGACCAAATTGGTTGGAAACTCTAATTTATCAAGAGATACACTCTATGCAACTCTTAGAGGTAAAGGTGTAACAACAATCTACGAACCTGCAGTGTATCCAGCAGTCAAGATATACTTTCCTGAAACTAAATGGATAGCAAAGGTCTTTAGAACAGGTCAAATCATTCTAACTGGAATGACTACACACGACGAGTGTGCGTCACTTGTGACTCAGTTAAAGCCATTGTTAGTAGTATAAATAAATGCAAGCTCGTGAATTAACACCCGCAGAAGTTGAAGCTGGAAGACGAGGTATTAATGACATTGATTTATCTGCAACTCAAATTCAAGCACTTGTTCGTAATATGGATGCTTCTAAGCAAAAGTGGGCTAGTCTCAAACATAACAAGAAACAATATGAAGAGCAAATTCAAAAGGATAATGAAGCATTGTATTTCAATTATCCTTCACTTTTTCAAATGCATGTAGAAGATCGATTGGATGGAACCTTTTTTGAAATGCTTACATTGAAACGTAAAATTGAGAAAGGTGAAATTACTCCTGAACAGGCCACTCAGATTGTGGGTCGGAAGCTACATCAAAAGTACATTCCTGAACACTCTCAACCTCAAGCTCAGGCTCAACCTCAGGGTCCAACAATGACATACGAGGAATATTACCGGCAGACTCATTAGAGTCGAAGATTTCATACTCATTCGTGCTCTTGCAAATTAAGAAAAAGTATCTTCGAAGTTCATCCCATGTGCAATCTTTCATTGCATAACACTTCATTCTACTTAATCCAAGACCATCAATCATACCACATAAGTCCTCTTTGGACATACTGTTTTCCAAAACAAAGAAGTCGTTTTTCGGGTTTGTATAAAGTTCCCTAAGGGACTCTATACGATCAATGAGAGCCTTATAACCTAAAATACAATACTGCTTGTTGTGATCAAAGTTTAACACTGAATTACAGAATGTTCCTTTGAACTCTTTACGTTTCCAAATAGGAAGTGTCCACCAAGCATATTCAGGTGTTTCGTGACAGCCTAACTTCTTCATATGGTCATCAATCTTATATTGTTCATAACCTTGTGGAACAATGAACTGAGGACCTAATCGATTGATTTCTGAGTTGCGGATAAGTGAAAAGTTGTTCCAACCATCATTCATATACTGAATATAAGCAAGTTTGTGAACTCTTGCCATCTTCGTCTTCACTGCAGTTCTCATAATCAACTCTTGATCATCGCAAATAGGAAGGTATTCAGAATAGTTTCCGATTTCATTCAATACAGAACGTTTCCAAATACGAGGATGATTTGGAACTCCAACAATGTGACTCAATGAAACGTTGTTGATGTTAGGTGATGAAATTACATTGACCCAAATATCTTGATATTTTTGACAGTAATATCCTGCATATCCAAGACCAAAATGGTCTCCATAAGAATGTGCACTTCGATTCTCATACAAATGACCTGTATCCATATAGACAAATCCTACATCTGGGTCTGTTTCAAATGCCTTCACTGCATCTCCCAAACATTCTGGAAGAATTTCATCATCGTGATCGAGTTCTAGAACATACTTACCTCTGCACATAGAAGCAACTTCATTTTTAACATTACCAATATTTCCGCTATTTACAGCTCTTCGATAAAGACGGACACGAGGATCCTGTCCAACAAGGTCTTTTAAGAATAGAAAGTGCTTTTCATCAGGAGAATCATCAAGAACTACCCACTCCCAATCTTTCATAGTTTGCTTTTTCAAACTTTCGTAGGGACGAAGAAACTTATGATAGGAGTTATAGCAGGTTGTAAATGCAGAGAAGACAGGACGTGTCATTTCATGCGGAAGTAATGCATTGTGAATGTAGCAGTAATTCACACCTCGATTAAAAGCACCAATATCCTCAATTGTTTTGAAATGAATCCATCGTAATCTCATTCGATTCACAAGTTCATTCATACAACAATAATACTCTTCTTCAGCCTCTCCATAGGTTACCAAAATATGATAGTTACAATCAAACATTTTCAAAATATCCTTTGGCTCTGAAGTAAAATTCAGAGTGCAATTTAGCTTTTCTTCATTTACACTGAGAAATGTGTCGATAGCGGCATACTTCTCATATCTGAAAAAAAGTATATTTGGATATTTCATTACGTATTCACTTTTGTTTATGTTTAACTTCTTATCCTTTCAATTCTTTACGAAGCTCCATCAACATATTTCCTAGAACATTCTTACCAGGCCATTTTGAAGGATCTTTTGCTTTGGATGTGTCTGCAGAAGTTCCAATTGACCAATATTTATCACGTGCAGATGCTTCACCAATGGATCGTGTTCCAGTTTCTAATAGTTTAGTTTTGAGGTCTGGATGTTGAACAAACTTAGCTTTCAAACCAGTTCGCATTACACCATCTTTAGTCTTCTCCCATTCTTCTGCAACGAAGTCTTTTACTTTTTTACCTAATGCTTTAACAGCTTTTGGTGAAGGCGTCTTCAGTATTTTATCTGCAGCAGCTCCATCTCCAAACTGCTTTGCTTTTGCCCATTGGAAGTAGTGCTCAACTGTTGGAAATGTAATTGAATCTACTTGAAATGGAGCTTCATACATATTGGATAAGACACGCCATTCACCTTTACCTTCATCTGCCCCCAAGAACAACACTGGTTCCTGTCCTGGTTCTACAAGTTTCTTTACTATCTTCTTTTTAGCAGGTGGTTTCTTTTCAATTACCTGTTCACTACGTTCATCTTTAGGGGTTTCCTCCACAGGTTTCTCTGGTTCTGCAACTGGTATTTCAACTTCCTGCTTTTCAGTGATTTTGGGTTCCTTGGATCGCTCAAACACGAAGCTTCTGTGTAAGAAACTGAATGCTTGATGTTCTTGAGTCAACAGAATGTTGTTCTGAGCTGAATAGTGGTCTGCAAACATGGTAGTTGAGACCAAGTTATATCCATGTGCTTTGAGAACTTCAGTCATCTTCTCAAATGGAACCAGATACTCTTTCTGTGGTTGCTCAAAGCTTTCCAGATGAACTGAAATTGCATTCCCAAATGTTTCAATCCATCCTTGTCCATCATCATATTCCTTGACAAACTCACCAAAGACTTGAGAACCTGAACGGAATCGATGACTCTTCTTTCCAAGCATCAGTGCATAAACCGAAGCTCCATCCAAACACGTTCCAAAGAATAATCCTTTACCGTGATTTTCAAGATTGGTCGCAAAGGCTTCAAAGGATTCATCGGATTCGCAAGCGTAATGAATTGCCATTTGACAGGAGATTGTATCAAACTCAGTCTTACCTGCGAAGTTCTGAAGATAAGGAGTTGAAGGAGGTTCTGCTCCAGAGACAATGTTTGCATACTTTGCGTCTCCTTCAAATAGTGGCTTGGTCATATCTCCACAGATGAACAGCACTGGTGGAAGGTAATCTGTTGGATGATTTGCCTTCTCTTTCAAGTATCGAACACATGCTCCTTGACGAGGAGATGTGATACAAGCCATGGATGAATCAATACCTACAACTCGTGAAGGTTTAGTTCGCTTCCATTTAAGAAGGTCTCCTGCTCGTCCAACAGCCAGCTCTAGCAAAGCATCACCTTGTTTGATAGAGGATTTATAGAGTTCATCCTTGATTCGGTTGTGAAATCCGTAGACATCTTTCAAGATTCTATCTCGTGCATCCAAATTATCTCGATAATACATGTCGTCTTCAAAGGTTGCATCCGGTGGTGCATCTACTAAGTTTCGAATCATTTCTTCAGTGATTGGAACATGAATATTGGTCCAGATTGAATCAGCAACTGCAATATCATTACCGAATTGTGGGCGTCGCAATACACGATATTGATGCGTTTTATCATATCGTGTTCGCATAATGTTCCAGTGTCCATGTTCAGTGTCGTAAGAGCACTCGATAATTGTATCATTCTCAACACGATTACCTTCAATATCCACTGGAATTCCACGGTCGTTCAGAGGTAGACTGATAATATGCGCATCAGGTGCTCGTGGAACTGAAGGTTGAAAGGGAGAAGGAATGCGGTCTCGACTTTCTGCTTGAACACGTTCTTCAGCTGAAACTTCGGGTGGTGCATATTCACCTGTCATGGTCTCACATGGATACACGATGTCTCCTGGAGTTCTTGAGATATACAATGTTCCTTTGACAACACGCTTACCAAGAGTTGTGTCAAAGCTCTCACCATTCTTGAACTTGACAAGAAAGTCAATACTGTTGTGAGAAGCAGGTTTCCATTTGTAGACCGTTGTCCATGTCTTACCCTTTCGTTCATTCATAGGTCCAACAGGAGATGAACGAGGTGTGAAGATCAAACCATCTGTAGGATACTCAAACTTTGTATCCAATATCTTTCGAACAGCTTCTTGCATAGCAGGACCATCTCCTGCAAGAAACATTTTGGTCACGATTCGTAGAGGCTTTCCACCTAGACTGGAAGTGAACTCTTTTGAAAGGTCTGCTACGAATGACCTAGCACAACCAAGACGTGATTTAGTCATATCTTCTTCAGTTGTGAAGAGTGGTAATCGTCTTACATCTCGGTTACGATACCAGTAGACATCGAAGATACAGAATTGGTTGCGGTCTGCAAGATACTCGCCATCCAAAATGTCTCCTACGTGTATGGAGTTTGTAGCCATCAAACCTGTCCATGTAATCACTGAACTTGGAGTGATTCGAAGAACACGAAGGTCTCGCATGACAACTAAGAAGCATCGTTCACCATCTGCCTTGTTAGTAACCGTATAGCCACTCAAGATATTGTTGGGGCGATCCTCAATAAGATGACGACGTTCCAAGGTTACTGGATTTAGAAATGGTGTTCGTGTAGTTTCAAACTCCATACGATATCTCTGAATATCCGAGGATGGTAGGATAAATTGAGAACCTTGAAAGGCAGAGAGAACTGGAGAAATATGACGAAGTATGGATTCTACAATTACTTTATCAGACTTCTCTCGATCAATGACTTCCATCTCAAGTTCGTAGCTGGGTGTCTGTTTCAAAATATCTGCAAAGGTCTTGGTTTGTTTAGTCTTAGACTTGACTTGTGAGAAGTCGTAGCGGACAATGCCGTCCAAACTAGTCCATGACTTGCGATGAAGAATGCGGACGTGACTGACAGCATCCATGGGTGAACCTGAGAAGTCCTTACGTAAATGTTCTTCATGACGAAGTGTGATGCGAATGCCTGCATCGGGGACATCAATTGTATCTTGCTTGCCTTGAATGGCTGTGACGACCT